TCACTCTTCACCCCCTTCATTCCCCTCGCGCGCAGGGTCGGTAATCAGCCGGTAGCTCGTCCCCGTTCGGCCTGCTGTCCGACTCTGGATGACCTGGATGTCCTCGCGCTGTTCGAGCGTCGCGACGATGCTCTGGAAGGTCTGTGCGTCCACCTTCATGCGTTTAAGGAGCACACTGTGCGGCAGCGTCCTGTCCGGCGCCTCTCGCAATTTCTCCTGGAGCTTGAGGCATTCGGCGTGGAACGGGTTCTCCGCGACGTGGCTCTGCGCCATGAAGAGCATGCGGCGCGTCTGGTGCATGACGAACGCCCGCGCCCATTGGACAGCCGCCGCGCTGACCAACGGCTCGACCTGGTTCTCGCTCAGGGCATGGATAAGCGCCAACTTGCGCGTCTGCTCGTTCACGCGGCCCCAGACTGTCGTTCCGACGGCGTCTTTGCGCTCCTCGGCCCTCGTGTACTCCGCGTCAGCCTCTTCGCGCGTCTGCACCAGGAGTTCCTGGGCGTCGGCGGTGTGCTCGACGAGGCGGGGCGACGGGAACCACTTCCCCTCCATGTTTCCGCCCGTGCCCGGCCTGAAGCCGGCCCACCACTTCGCGGTCTCAAGCACGCGCGGAGGCAGGTCTGCCACGCGCGACTCCTGCCCATGCGGCCTCGGCCCGCTCTCGATGATGATCATGCGCGCGAAGAATCCGTTGGTGAGCATCCGTTCGGAGAGCGCCTCGTAGTAGTGGTTCGGGATGGCCGTGCCGAAGACGACCAGCGACGGCTGGTCGATTTCTCCTGGCGGTTCCTTTCCGGCCTTGCGCCGCATCGGGAATATCGTGTTGCTCGCCGAATAGAGCGTGAGCAACGTCCCCATGACGCTCTCGTGCCGCGCGTCTTTGGCCTTGTTGATGGACTGGAGGATTCCGTCGATCTCGTCGGTCTGAAAGAGCATGGACGGCGTGACGTGGAGCGCGTCCTGGATGCCTTCGCCGGAAGCGAAGCGGTCGCCCAGGCCGTCGGACAGGCCCACTGCATGGACGATGCGGGTGTTGACCTTGCGCGGCCAGTCCTTCCCCGCAGCGGAATAGGCCAGGCCGAGCAGGTAGACGTTCGTGCGATTGTCGCCGGCGTCGCGCGCCTTGCGGCCCGCGAGGAAGGCCTGGAGCGCCAGCGCGCCGCAGAAGGCCATCGAGAGGTTCGGGTATGGCGCCGTCGCAAGCGTGAAGTCCATGACTTCCGAGATGAGGCCGGGGACGCGCAGCATGGAATCCGGAACCGGCCCCGGGTCAGTGACCGCGGGAACCTGCTTCTCGCGCTTTGCCGGGGACTGCGCCAGGATTCCCGACAAGTCCACGTCGGCGTCAGCAGCGGCGGCTTGTTCCTGGTCGCGCAGCCAGCCCCGAGGGCGGTCGTGAGGTTTCGCGGCGGCATCGTCAACCTTATGCCGAAGCTCCTTCTCCGTCCACGGCGGCAGGCAGCGAAGGTTGTAGCGCTCCATGAGCATTTGGAGCGCGCGGTCGGGTGACAGGCCGAAGCCATGCACGAGCGCCGTGGCTGCCGAATACGTCGCGGCGTGTCCGCCGCTGCCGCTGATCGCCGGCGGCATCGCGTCGAGATAGGCCAGCGCGCGCCGCTCGACGGACTCGGCGTCCGTTTCACGCGAGGGCGCGGGCGGCGCAGACAGAACGCGCTTCTGCGGGATCTCCCCATATCTGCGGCGGACGACCGCCTCGTATAGCACCTCGACTGCTGCGGCGAGGGCATCCGCAGGCACGCGCGCGGGGTCGCCTTCGAGGAAATCGTAAGGCTCGCCCGTTTCGGCGTGCAGACTCGGGCCCACCAGCGTCTGGCCGCCATTGCTGCGCAGCTCGACGATCATCTTCCGGGTCTTCGGGTCGCGGAACTGCTTTGTCGCGTGGACGTCCGAGACGTACCAGCGATGCGAACGTGGCGCGCCTGGCCTGCCCGTGACGGCAAAAGTTGCCGGCAGGTACTGATCGGCCACTTCCAGCGCCTCAAGGCAGTCCAAATCCACGTCCACCAGGCCGCCGCTTGCCTCTCCAAGAACGATGCCGATGTTACCGGCGCGGTTGAAATGCCGAGTCAGGTCCGCTTCCGTGAGACGCAGCTTCTCCCAGCCGGGCCGGTTCGGTCCTTTGACGCCGGGCGGGACGTAGACCGGCATCCACCCGCAGCGCAGGTAGTTCCTGGCGGCTTCAAGAAGCTCGCTCATTTCCTCTCCCGCGACGCGGCGGACTCGATGCGTTTGATTTCCCGGTCGACGTACCAGCGAGCTTTCTTGAGGTCTTCGAGCGCGTCACCTTTGAGACCGGCGCGCCAGAGGTACTTCATGGCGTTCCCGATGCAGAAGTTCATGTGCTCGGTAATCTGGATACACTCGACCCCGGAAGGGTGAGAGGTGTAGTGCTCCGGGTGATTGACGCTGTCACGCATGAGGCGGCGGGCCTCCCATGAATACCCCCGTGGAATCGGTGCCGGCCAACGCGCTTTCATCCCCGGTATCAAGCCGCCAGGCCACCGGCCCGAAAAGGCCATGCTTCGGACTGATGAGGGCAGCAACCTGCTGCGGCGGCGCATGCCGGCCGCAGCTGTGGTCAAACTCGTTTGTCCCGGAAAGCGAGCCGTTGACGAGATAGCGAAATGAGGGTCCCACGAACGGCGTGTGCCAGTGCGCGCCGAGGCCGTAGTCCATGAGTCCCTCGATCGGTTCGTCTCTCCGGAGTTGTTCCTGGAGCCGGTCAAGCCGGCGGCGGGATTCGCGACCGAGGTCGCGCTCGATGCCGTACCACGGGATGCCCATCCACGATTTCACGTGGTCGCCGTGCCCGCAGAGAAACCAGTGGTTGGCGATCCTGACGGCTTCCTTTTTCGCCGGAAGGACGTGCAGCGCGACGTTCGCATGGCGCGCAAGCAGCGCACGGGCATGCTCATAGACAACGAAGTCCCAGTTGTTCAGGACGCCGCCTTTGAACTGGTACTTCCTCGACAGGCGCCCATGGTTCGAGCCGCCGACCCCGTAGACGGTGATGTCCCGGAACCGACCCGCCAGACCGGACACGAGGGCGGCAACGAGCCGTCCTGCGGCGAGCGCCTGGACCGGCGGCGGGAACTCGTTCGTCCGGACAAGTTCCTCATGGATGTCGCCGCTCGTCATGTCGCCCAGGAGCACGACCGCGCAGTCGTCAATGGCGTAGCCGGCCCGAAGCGTTGCGATCCACTGCGCGAGGCATTTCAGATAACTCTCCGTTCGGCGTTGTGCGATGGCGTAGCAATACTGGCCCCAACCTTCGGCCTGTTTGGGATCGGTGCGCTCGCCGACGTGCGCGTCGCCGAAGAGGACGAGCGCAGTAACGCTCGGTTTCCTTCCAGACGAACGCGGGCGCCAACGCGGCGGGGAATGCATGGCGTGGGCGGCTGACGAAAGCATGTCGCGCACGTCCAAGGCGCGGCCGAGTTCGCGCTTGACCTCGATCAGCTCGCGCCGGAGCGAGTTGCGCTCTGATTGCAACGCCTCAAGCCGCGCTTCGCGGTCCAGTGCCTTCTTGCGGTTCGCTCTCATAGAGGCTCCTCTTCCCGGCGGCGCAACGCCCGCCGGAGCGATGCGAGAAGTTCCGGGACTTCGCCTGCGCCGGCATCGCCATGTTCGTGGAACCGGATCATCCATGCTGCCACTCTGCGGAGCGTCCGCCTGAGGTTGCGCTCCCGGCGGTACGTCTCCATCGGCCTTTCTGCGCTCAAGGTCTGTTCCTCAGGAAAAAGTGAGTGGCGGGGCCGGGCCGGGCGAAATACCCGGCCCGGCCTCCGCCATGCGCCCCTTACCCCTGCGCCCCGGAAGGAGGAGTGTTCGGGTCGGCCACGGTGTTCGCGGCGACCGCAGCCGCCAGGTCATCCGCCGACGCCTTGAGACTGGCCTGCAACGACTGCAGCTTCGCCGGGTCCGTGCCCGCAGCCGCGAGCTGGGCGGCGAGGCCGTTGATGAGCGTCACCGCCGATTCCTCGACGGAGGTGTTCGCGGCAACCTGCGTGGCGAGATCGTCCAATGCCTGAGACATGCGGGAAAACTCCTTTCCGAGGACGGCCTCCACCATTTGGAGAAGGCGGTCCAGTTTCCGGTCGAGCGTCCTGAACTCCGATTCCGACAGACAGCCCATCAGTCCCTCCCTTCGTTTCCGTTTCACGGCATGTTCCCGTATCACCTCCTTCCGCATCAGAATGGAATCTCCTCGTCCGACAGCCCCATTGCGGCAGCGGCAGGCGCCGGCGCCATGACCGGCTCGTCGTCCATTCCGGGCATGCGAGGCTTCGTGCCCAGGACATGCCCCACGACCTGCTCGTGCTGCTCCCCGGCGACGTGGCGGCAGATGATACCGGCCACCGGGGCGAGCGCCCCGTCCTGCGCGAGGGCGGCGGCTTCCTCGGCAGTCTTGGGCGGAGGAATGAGCGAGCGCGATTTCCACCATTTCTCAAACTTCCAGCGGGCGTAGCCGCTGTGTTCGGGGCAGACCCATTCGGAAATGAACCAGTTGAAGCCGATCTCGTAGTCGACCCGCAGCGTTTTCGGATGCTCCGGCGGCGCGCCGCGCTTGGTGTGGACGCTGTAGAGCACGTCCTTGACGAGGTATTCGTTCTTCGTGACCTGCCCGGAGAGGATGCCCGCGGTAGAGGCCTCGCCATCGTGCTTCTGCCGCTCCGGAGGCGGGAATGCATATCCGCAGTCCGGGCAGGTCGCATATCCGGCGGCGATGACGCTGTGGCACTGTGGGCATTCCTTCGCGGGCGCCATGCCATTGCCGGCATGAACACTCTGAGCCTTGATCTGATCCACAGGGCCATGTCGGAGAACATTTCCGCCGAAGTCCAAAACGAGGCAATCCTGCTTTCCCGGATGGATGCGGAACCCGCGCCCGCACATCTGGTAGTAGAGGCCCGGCGACATCGTCGGGCGCACCAGCGCCAGACAGTCGATATTGGGCGCGTCGAACCCCGTCGTGAGGACGTTGACGTTGACCAGATACTTGAGCTTTCCCTTGCGGAAATCATCGAGCGTTCTCGCGCGCTCGAACGCGAGCGTGTTTCCGAAGACGGTCCCGACCTCGGACCCGGCGCGCCGCCGCAGGACTTCGGCCAGGTGCTCGCCGTGCTTCACGCCGCTGGAGAAGATGAGGCAGGACTTCCGGTCTTTGGCATACTCGGCGATCTCCGCGCAGGCAGAGTCCACCAGCGGGTCCTGGTTCATGAGGGTTTCCGTCTCGTTGGCGATGAATTCTCCGGCGCGGACGTGGAGAGTCGACGTGTCCGGTTTCTGGCAGCCAGCCTTGGTGACCAGCTTGCAGAGATAGCCGTCCACGATGAGCTGCCGGACGCCGATTTCGTAACAGATCGCGTTGAGGAAGTTTTCCGGCGCGCAGATCATCCCCGACTTCATCCGGAATGGCGTGGCCGTGAGGCCAATGACTCGGACGCGAGGGTTGACGACCTTCATCTCCGCCAGGAACTGCCGGTACATCCCGTCGCCTTCCGGGGCGATGCAGTGCGCCTCGTCCACGAGCACGAGATCAAACGGCCCCAGGTCACAGGCGCGCTTGTAGACGCTCTGGATTCCGGCGAGGATGACAGGATGGTTCGTGTCGCGCCGCCCGAATCCGGCGGAGTACACGCCCACGCGGAGCTCCGGTGCGATCCGGTCGAGCTTGTCGAAGGCCTGTTCGAGCAGTTCCTTGACGTGCGCCAGGATGATGACTCGCCCTTGCCACGTGCCGACCGTGTCTTTGCAGATGGTCGCCATGACCGGGGTCTTACCGCCTGCGGTCGGGATCACGATGACCGGGTTGTCGTCGTGCTCCCGCAGGTAGCGGTAGACCGCGTCGATTGCTTCTTGCTGGTACGGGCGCAGCTGCATTCAGCGTGTCTCCCGCAGGACTGCGACAATGCGCTTTCCGAGCCACGATGCAACCGTCCGCGTCACAGCGTTTCCAAGCATCCGGTACCGCGCCGAGTCGGATATCTCGATTCGCTCGCCTGCCTCGTTGATTCCCCAGGCCGTCCATCCGTCCGGAAATCCCTGCAGCCGCTCGCATTCCGTCGGCGTTAATCTCCGAACACCCCATGCCAGGACGAGCACGGCATTGCCACTGTCACCTTTGCCCGTCGTTCCCGCTTCTGCGGTCAGCGGATATGCGACGTCCGAGGGTGCGCCGCGACCGTTGCGCGCGAAGCGCGGCTGAAATGCGACTGCCTGCCCGTTGGCCGCATCAAGCGTATGGCTTACGTCTTCCGAGACGCCGTGGCCGTTCGCGCCGGTCTGGGCGATCCTGACCGCCATGGCTACGGCATCATGGCGGGCGCGTTCTGCCGGTTCGCGCACACCTTGAACGATCAGGCCGTCGCCGTTTCCGTCGGAGAGTTCGCAGCGGCCGCTCGGGCCGTTTCCGCCCTTGAGCGTCGGGCCGACGTCAGACACGAGGAACCCGCTGGCGGCGGCGTCCGTCCCTGGGAAGCCACCGCCTCCAGGGCGGCTCTCAAGGGGGCCGGCAACCGCTTGCCCCGGCTCTCGGCGCGGCGCAGGATGCCCGCGCAGGCTTTCGGAGAGAGCCAGTATTTTTTCGGCGCGTCTCGCTGCAAAATCCGCGACAAGGATGATGCGGCGCCGTCTCTGGGCCACTCCGAACCACTGCGAGTCCAGAACTCTCCATCCGACGTCCAGCGCCCCGCACTTCTCCATCTCAGCGAGGACGGCCGCAAAATCGCTCTCCTCTTCCACCTCCCATTCGCTTCCAGCCGCCATTTCGCCCGGCGGCTGCTCTGCTGGCGTATAGCTGCTGAACGCGCCGGGGACGTTCTCCCAGACGGCGAGCTGCGGGCGCAGCTCTCGAATAACCCGGCCTGCCTCGAAGAACAGTCCACTGCGCTCTCCTTCCAGTCCTTTACGCTTCCCGGCCAGCGACAAGTCCTGGCAGGGAGATCCGAAGGCGATGACGTCTACCGGCGCGAGGTTGCGCTTCCCCGCTTCGCGGACGTCCTTCACGACGGGCACCTGCGGCCAGTGCCGGCGCGCGACGGCGTTGCACGACGGGTCGATCTCCACCGACCAGTGCGGTTCGATCCCGGCGTCCTCGAATCCCTTGTCGATGCCGCCGATGCCGCGAAACAAGCTGCCAAGCCTCAAGGGATCGGGCATGCGCTTTCCTCTTGGATCGTTACAAGCACGGCGTACTCGCCGCGTTTGCCCTTCTGCTGGGCGTATTGCCAGTCAAGCCGTCGGTCGCCGTCGTTCATTTGAAGGGCATCCGACACTCCGTCCCGGACGGCCTTCAGTCCCGCTGCGAGGTTGTCGGAATCCATCTGACGCATTGCCACGCGCGTAAGTCGTATGGCCAGTCGAAGGTTTCCCTCCAGGGGCGGTTTCCCGGCCGACGCGGCGAGGGCCGCCCGGACGAGAATCCGGGCGGCCTCTCGCTGCCCCCGCGCCCTGCGCGCGCGCTTTGCCCAGTGGCCGCGCAGGTTCGGCTCCGACCAGGTTCGGATGGGAATCAGAACCTGCATCGTCACCGTCTCGCCCAAGGCGGGGTGGAGGACGAGGCGGGCCGGGCCGGAGCGGGCGCGGGCGCTTCCTTCTTTAGGAAGCCCTTGATCTCGTTCGCCATTTCGTCGGTGTCCTGCCGCTTCTTGCACCGGACGTCAATCACGAGCGGCAGGTTGTGCAGCTCGCAGGAATCTTTCGGCGTCAGGACGCCCACGGCGCGGCAGAGCGCGGAAAGCTGGCCTCGCGCGATCTGCACCGCCTGCGGGTTGGGATTGTCGAGGTTCAGGCGCGCCCAGACGTTGCGGTTGGCGTGCTCGCCCTCGATGACCTGGAACTGCAGCTCCAGGAAGCTGCCCTTGCCGTTCTTCGTGGGCTTCATTTCCGAGGCGGTGATGACGGCCAGGTACTTGCCGGCGGGGACGGGGTCGAAATTGGTCACGGGTTCCACTTGGTTTGCGTCGAATCCGTTCAGGTCGCTCACGGCGTTCTCCTTATGAATAGGGTCGGGGAAAAGATCGGGACGCTACTTCTTCGGCGCGGGCGCCTCTCCCAGGAACTGCGCGTAGGCGTTCCAGTCCAGGGGGAGTTCGTCGGGGAGGTTCAGGCGGTTCTTCGCCACGTGCGCTGGGCGCTCGGTCGTGCGGATAATGCGCTCGCCGGTGCCCACGCCCTTCGTGACCTTCTTGTCGAAGCCTTCCTTCGTCTGTTTGACGTGGACGCGGTAGGTGGCGAACAGGACCTCGTCGCACCATTCCTGGACGATGTGGGAGGTGAGCTTGTGGATGCGCGGCACGTAGCGGTCGTAGTTCTCCGTCTCGGGGTTCTCGAACTTCTCGATCTTCGCGTGAGCGATGAGAACGACCATCATCCCCCGGTCGGCGCGCAACGCTTCCAGGCCGGTCAGGAACTCCCGCCACTGCGTCAGCGCGAACATGTACCCCTTGGCATAGCCGATGTCCTCGATGTTCTCGACAGTCTTCTGCTTGCAGACTTCTTCCCAGATGAGCCGCTCAAGCCAGTCGAGCGTGTCCACGACCACGGTGCGGTAGGTGTGCTCCTCGGTGTAGAGGTCTGAGAGCGCTTGCATGACCTGGCCGAAGGTCTTCGCCAGCGGGAACTTGTCGCAGGCGATCTCCCCCAGACCGTCCTCGGTCTGGATGAAGATGGACTTCGGGGCCATTGAACCCCACGTCGACTTGCCCACGCCGTGAGTCCCGTACAGCATGACCCGGCGCGGCGCGGGCTGTTTCCCGCTCCTGATCTGCTTCATCAGTCCCATCGGCTCGACCTCCTCTCAAAGGTGGGGCGGACAGGCGGGTTCAGGGAGTCCGAACCCCGCTGGCCCATGCGGGATTACGCCACCCCGCCTGTCCGCTTCCCCTGGTTTATGGAAAATCAAACAGCCGGCGTTCCGAACGGGCCGTGGGCCAAATGCCGGCCAATTCACACTGGGTCAATCGTTTCGCAATCCGAAATCTCACGTCGAAGACGCCTCCAACTTTCTAATGCGCGCGCCAGGTCTCCTGTCCGTGACGCTGATCCGCAGGTATTCTCCAAGCCCGAATTCGCTGAAACGTCGGCGGATTTCCTTCACCCGGCGGCTGACCCAGTTCTCATCGACATGGCGTTCCCTGGCAATTTGAGCGATTGACTTGGTCGTCATCTCTTCACAAAGGGCGCGCAGTTCCTCCGGGAGCGCGGCGATCACGCGCGCCAGGTCCGCCTTCAAACACGCGCGCTCCTGGTCGGAGACCATCTTCCGACCTGCGCGGCGGGCGCCGTCGTCCTGGGTCACGACCTCTCCGAGCGTCGCGGGACCGCCCGCCGTCCAGACTTCCTCCTCAAGCGAATATTCATGGACGCCTGGCGCGCGCGTTTGGGCAAGGTGACGGCGCAGGAGACTGGCGGCCTTATGCTTGAGGATTCTTGCGACGAAACTGGCGCGGCTGCCCTTGCTGGGATCGAACCTCGACAGGTGCACGAGCAGTTCCAGGCGCAGTTCCTGCCCGATGTCGTCGACGTCCGAATGAGTGAAACCGGCCTGGCCGACGAGAGACTGGGCGCATTGGAGCACGGCCTTCTCAGCCTGGATGTCGAGTTGGGCGAGCTCTTTGCTTTGCGTCATTGGCTGTGTGACGGACTGCGCCTGAAACCCGTTCACTGTTCTCTCCTTGTCATGCATCCCAATGCGGTGCCTCCACTGTGTTACTACCCGTCTGGGAGAAATCGTTCAGGGGGGCGTGCGTTTTTTTCCGTCGGTGAGCTGGGAGAATAGGCGGACGGGCGTCTCGACCGACGAGATTCAGGTCCGCTATGCGGCCTTAAAAGCAAAACGAGAGCCTTTGGCGCGGAAAAGGCCGAATTGCTATAATTGGCGCCCTGGCTTTGACGGATTTCTGGACTGGCGGGAGATACAGAATGGCACGTCGCGTGGCGCAACCGGTGGGGCATCATCGGCTCAAGTCCCTTGAGGTCGTCGGCGGGTTCCTGGACGGCATCCGTTTCGATTTTTGCGACGGCTTGAACTGCCTCATCGGCGGGCGCGGCACAGGGAAAACGACCGTCATCGAGTTTGTGCGATACGCCCTCGCGGCGCTGCCGTCCGGTGAAGACCACCGGCTCATGCTGAGGGACATCGAGAACCTCGTTCGCAACAACCTCGGCGGCGGCAGGATTCAGCTGACCATCGAAACGAAGGAGGGACTCTCCTACGTCGTCAACCGGACGCTGGGCGAAGATCCGGAAGTCTCGACGATGGATGGAAAGACGACGGGCATCTCCCTGGGGCAGGGAGCATTCTTCTCGGCCGACGTCTACAGCCAGAACCAAATCGAGGGGATCGCCAACAATCCCCGCTTCCAGTTGGTGTTGATCGACTCATTCATTGAACCCCAGGTCGCCGAAATCGAGGCGAAGTTGCAGGCGTTGGACCGCAAACTCTCCGACAACGCGGCCGAAGTGCTCCGCGTCGAACGCGACGTTGCCGAGTTGCAGGAGGGGCTGGGTGAGCTTCCCACAGTTGAGGAGAAGCTGAAGGGCCTCGCGCAAGCGCAGGGAGACGACGCGGACAAGATCAACCGGCAGCACGAGTTGAAGGCGCTGCGCGACCGGCAAAAGCGGGCGATCCAGTCGCTGGCCGGGAAGTTTCAGGAATTCCGGGAGAGTCTGGAGGCTTGCTCCGGCGTTCTCGGCCGCGAGGTCGGCGAACACCTTCCCGCCGAGGTCGTCTCCGGCCCGAACGAGGCGATGCTGTCAAAAGTCCGGCAGGTCGGCGATGAGTCCGCGCGCCGCGTGGACTCGCTTCTGGGCAAAGCGGCGGAAGACGTGGGCGGAACCCTGGAACGCTTCGAAGAACTGGGCGCGAATCTCCTTGAGGCGCACGCTGAACAGGAGAAAGAGTTTCGGGCCGTCATCGAGGCCCATCAGGTCACCCAGGTCCACGTCGCGGAGCGGTCCCGCCTGGAACGCCACCGCAACGAGCTGATAGAAAAGAAGCGCCTGCTCGAAGCAAAGAAGACTCAGGCGCGCGGTCTGGCCGAGGCGCGCGTGAAGATGATGCGCGAGGTCTCCGAACTGCGGGACTCGCGGTTCGCGCTGCGCAAGAAAGTGGCCGACGACCTGACGGCGCGCCTCGGGCCGACGATCCGCGTGAGCGTGGAGCAGTTTGGTAACCCGCAGCTCTATGCCGACCAGCTTATGGAGGCGCTGCGAAACTCCGGCGTCCAGGTGACGCGGGTGGCTGAGAAGGTTGTCAAGGGCATGATCCCCGCCGATTTTGCTCTGGCCGTGCGCCAGATGGACAAAGACGCGCTGATGGAGCGCGGCGGGCTGAATTCCGACCAGGCGCAAAAAGTGGTCGCCAAACTTGCCGGCACGCAGGATATCTTCCGGATGGAGACGGCCGAAATCCTCGACTTGCCCCGCATCGAGCTGCTCGACGGCAGCGATTACAAGGACTCCGCGACGTTGTCCACCGGGCAGAAGTGCACGACGATACTCCCGATCCTGCTGCTCGAGAGCGAAAGTCCGCTCCTCATTGACCAGCCCGAGGACAACCTCGACAACCGGTTCATCTACGAGACTGTTGTCCAGAACGTCAGGAACGTGAAGCGTGCGCGGCAGTTGATCTTTGTCACGCACAACCCGAACATCCCCGTGCTGGGCGAGGCGGAAAAAGTGTTCGTCCTTGACTCGTCCGGCAGGAGAGGAACGGTGGAGCATTCAGGCACGGTGGACGAGTGCAAGGCCGAGGTTGAGACCCTTCTCGAAGGCGGGAAGGAAGCATTCGAGATGAGAATGCGCAAGTACGGACATTGATGGAAAGTCAGAACGCCGGAGACGATCTGCACCGCAGTCTGGAGCGCCTGGAAGGCGCGCCGGAACTCTCGTGGCCGGAACGAGTGACGCTGGCCAGGGAGGTCGGCGAGCGCCTGCGGCTGGCCGCCGGGCCGGAAGCGAATGCAGCCGGGGCGCGCGCCCTGGGAATCCTGGCGACCGACGCGAAGTGGGAAGTGAGGCAGGCGGCCGCCGAGTCACTGCTTCACCTTCAGGACGGCGCTTTCGACGGACTCGTGGCGAAGCTTTCGCTCGACGCCAACATGTACGTGCGCACCGCCGCTGAACGCACGCTCGCGCGGCGCAAAAATGTTGCGCTCGCGGACGCCGAGAGACAGCGGCGTCTGGAAGCGGTTATCGACGAGTATGAGTGGTTCGTCGGAAAGCACGGTCAGGCGGCGGCCGATCGGGCGCGCCGCATCGGAGAAAAGTACTTCGAGGTCCTTGCCGGCACGGCCACTCACGAGCTTCGGGGAGTGTTGACGGCGTTGAAAGGTTCGCTGGACTCCCTCGCGGAGCAGTTGGCCGGAGCAACGCCGAGCCGGGAATCCAGAGCACTGCTCGAAAAAGCGCGCGAACGCGCCGCGTTCCTCGAGCGCATCCTGACCGACATGAAGGGTTATGCTCAAAGGCTGGAGTGTGAGTTCCGGTCAGAGAACCTGGCCGAGATCGTCAAGGAATCGCTCGACCTGGTCAACGACGAGATCAGGCCGACAGGGAGAAGTCTGGCGGAGGTCGAGATCGCCAACCGAACCCCGGCGTTCATCTTCCTGGAAGCGTCTCGGCACCAGATGATCCAGGCGCTTTCGAAGGTAATCAAGAACGCCTTCGAGGCCGTCGAAAAAGGCGGAAAGATAGAGATCGAAACTTCCCTTGCCGACGAAAAGCAAATCGGGATTGTCGTCCGGGACGACGGCGTAGGGTTATCCCCGGAAGACGTGCAGGACGCTTTCACGCCTTTCAGGACGACGAAAAAGAACACGGGAGGAACGGGATTCGGGTTGCCCATCGCCCGCAAGATCGTCGAGGCGCACGGCGGGACCATCAGCATAACACCGAACCCGGCCCGCGGCAGCACAGTGACGATACTGCTTCCGCGACTACAGGAAGACCGATTGGAGCCATGAACTACGTGAAGCACCGCGCGTTGATCGTTGAGGATGACGACCAGATCGTAGGCATTGTGGCGGCGTGCGTGGAATCGCTCGGGCACGTGTCAGAACGGGCGGCTACTCAGGCGGACGCGCAGGCGATGCTGGCAGCGAAGCCGTTCTGCTACGTATTGCTCGATCTCGAAATCCCGTTGAAACCCAACGGCTTCTCCCGCATTGAGAACGGCGAAAACCTTCTTGAGCGTATTGCGGCCACGAGCAATGGCTGCGGCCCGAAGGTCATCGTCATGACCAGCCACGGGAACAAGGGCCACGCTCTGGCTGTGCAGATGATGAAGAAGGGTGCCATTGACTACGTGGGGAAGCCGTTCCCGTCGCCTCCCGATCAGACGCTCGATGACAAGATCAAAGAGGCGCTCGGCAAGCATTGCAGGCACGCGCCGGGCGAGTGCCCCATTCTCGCCGGCGCTGCGGCGCACAAACAGGAGGCACCCTCTGTCCAGCCCGCAGGCTTGACGCCGTTCAGAGGCGGTAAACTAATTTTTCACCCGGAGCATGTCGAACTGCTTGGTCGCACGATCCTGACGGCCAAAGGCGGGAAATTCAGCCGCCCATTGCTGGAACTGCTGGCCAAGAGAACGAACGGCAAATACGCGGCGTACACCGGCAACGCCGTCGCAAGGGAGCTGCGTTGTCCGAAGGGACAGAACGACGTCGCTGGCTACGTGAAATCGCTCCGCAGGCGAATCCGGGAAGCGCTGCGGAGCGACGGCATCTCCTGCGCAGACCAGGACGTGATCATGAGTGGCGGTCCGGGATACCGGTTGAACCCGTGGATCACGGTCGAGTTTCACAACGGCTGACTTCTGCACCCGCACTTCCGCATTTTCGTCCCTCCGTCACCTTGGCGGTGCCGTTCCCACATGAGAAATGCTGTTCCCATGTGAGAACTCACATGGGACTTGCCGTCTCACACACCTGATCTTCCCCTTCCCATCTCTGTTCCGAGATACATTGCCTCCCCGTTCAGGGAAAATAGCGTCTGTATGGACTCGGCGTCTCAACGCCGTGGTTGCGCCGACCGGAGTCCACCTTCAGCGGAAGGAGCATTGAACTGATGGCCGCAGCCGCGAGCGATAGCAAGAGCACCTCGGCTGTCCTGCTGCTTTGTCCCAATTGCCAGAAGCGACTCCCAATGAGCGGGTCGCTTTCAATGCGGGGGACCGCAGGTATCTATTGCCGAAACTGCCGCTGCACTGTTCAACTTTCTATGGACGTCATTGCCGCAGATCAAAAGCAGGAGGATGCGCAAGAGCAGTGAACCACGCGGGGTCAGAGCCTTTGAGCCAGCGCCTCGCTTTCCAAAACCAGAGCGACTCTAAGAGAGCCAGCATGGTCGGCCTGCGCCGTTGAGCCTGCGCCGCCTGAGCCAAGTCGGTAGGGACAGTCCGGACAGCAGGCCGCGCGCCGCGCCTCCGGGATGCCCCGGAAAGGCGCAGGCCCGTGGAGCGCAACGACTATGGAAGTCTCATCGCACGATGGAAGGTTGACCTCATCAGGAGCAGGGCAAGGAAGTTCAACTTCCGGAACGACGAGGTTCCCGACCTCGAACAGACCATCGTCCCGGAACTCGTCAAAGCGCCGTTCGATCCCAACGCTCTCGACGCGGACGAACGCACTTTCGTCATCGCGGTCATTGACCACCAGTTGATGAAGGTCAAGCGTGACCGGCGGCGCAAAGTCCGCCAAGGCGACTATGAGTCCGAGTCACTTGAGGAAATCATATTTACGGAAAGGGCGTCCCTTGCTCTCGGCCGCACGGAGCCGCATGATCTGAAACTCGACGTCCAGCAAGCCATGGCAACGCTGACGCCGGTGCAGAAGGAGATCTGCCAGGCGCTCGCCGAAGGATGCACCCAGGCCGAGATCGCCCGGCGCACAGGGCGTTCAAAGGCCGCCCTCTGTAAGGCGGTGAAACGACTTCGAAACAAGTTCCGCGAATGTGGACTTGGGGAGTACGTCGGAGAAAACGACCCTCAGGCGTGAACGAACGCACCTGAACGGGTAGTAACCCAGTGGGAGGAGTGTCTTCCCACGGACGAGGTTGCACGTTCAGGAGAGACGGCATGAGTGCGGAATGCAAGGTGTCATCGAGGGTTCCGCTCGCCGGGCGCCACGAACCCGCTGGTTCCTTGTCTCAAGGCGAGCTTCTTCCTCGGCAGTCCGTGAGATGCGCGTGTGGAAGAGATGAGCCGACGAATCCCATTCACCCTGACTGCATGACGCGCATCGAGCGCCTGGACGAGGTCGCCCGGCTCCTGGCGCTGGCCATTCTGCGCCGGAGAACGCGCCTGAAAAAGCCGTCGGAATCTTCGCCGGGTGGACTTGATTCTGGTCGCATGAACTGCCCTCATCTCTAAAAACCAATGTCAAGACAGATTCTCCTCCGTTCCGTCCAAAGGGGTCTAACTTTGGAAGGCACACGTTCTGACCGGATGTGGCCTCGCTTGGCGCATTGCGGTTTCGGCATCCTTCCTTGGGAGAGGGTTTTCGCAACGCTCTCTCATCGTTATAGGTGCGCGGTCCTTCTTGCAGGTGGTCGGACCACTCATCTCTTCGAGACTCGAAAGCACTTTCTCAGATTGCCCTGGATGACATTGCACCGGAATGGCCGAAGCGATAAACTGCGGTCGCCCGCTCGGAAGACAGGGCAACGCTGGCGAGCGACCCGAGCGCCGAAGCGGGAGGGTGTACAGCGGAGGAGGCCTCGCTCCAGGAGCGGGGCCTTCTCATTTCCTCCGCTGGGACCCCTTTATGCGATAAACGCTTCGTCGTTCTTGCCACTGCGGTACACGCTCCATTCGGTTCCAGGGCGCCTGATCCAGAAATCTCATGGGCCTTCGGTCCAGGCGATGTTCGGGCTTTGTCGGATCGGGAGGTCTAACCATGTGCGGGGCCTTTTAGGCCATGAGGGCAGGCGAGACTGCTCCCGACCACCACCTTGCGTTGTCGAAAGAAACCCTTGAGGATGATGCTTTCACCAGCGGCGCTCAGAGGCCGTCGGCTGAGATCAGCTCAAGGGCTTATCGCGATAAGGCTCTCCTTTCATCCAGATGGCGCGCGTTACGCTCAGCATGCTCCGGCACACCTGCCGCCGGGCTGTCTTCAAATCGAGACCTCGCGCACGTAACTGCGCGTAACGCCGCTTGAAGTGGTTCTCCTGCTTTGATCGTTCAACTGCGCCCATGAATTGCTGGACGACCACCCATTTGAGCGCACGGTTTCCGGACTTGCTCGGACGATCCTGATAAACCCTTTTGTCCGAGATGTGCAGCGCATTGCCTAGGGCGGCGTATCGCCAGAGCTTGTTCTTCCGTGAAAAGCGGTGCGGCGTGCCGATAAGCGCCATATACCCGCACGTGACCACTGGGCCGGCGCCGGGCATCGTCCGCAGCAGGTCATAGCCCTGGTCCTTTCGCGCGGCCTTCACCATTGTCTTGAGGCACTCTTGTTTCATCACCTCAATCTCGTCGATCAGCACGAAGAGATGCTCGGCCTGCCGCATCAGCGCCGGCGAGTCGGCCAGGCGCGCAAGCCACTTTCCGTGGGAATCGCTCTCGTAGATTCGCTTGCCGCTGACGGCTATCCCTGCCTGGCGATAGGTGGATTTCAGCTTATTCTTGAACCGTACAACCTGTTCATTCAGATCGCTGTAGTGAAGGAACGCCCGCCGCAACTGCGCGCCGTCACTGTCGGGATGGGCAACCTCCTTAATGAGTCCGCCGCGCAGCAACTGCGCCAGCTTGATCGCGCTGGTCCGGTCATCGGCGAAGTCGTCCTTGGCGATCCAGCGATTGTGCTTCGGGTCGCACACGACCAGCCGGTCCACATACGGCTCCAGCGTGTCCTTCACCCACTGCGTGATGGTGCTCTCCTCCACCACGAGTTCCTTCGGTCCTCGCACCTCGCCCACCAGTTTGATCAGGTTCTCCGCCGACGTCGGCCGACTCAAACAGCGCGTCACCTTTCCCGTCTCGTTCACCACGGCCATCGTAAAGCTCGCACTGTGCGCGTCCAGACCGATCCGATTCATCCGCGGCTCCTTTCCTTGAAAAAACGACTTGATGTTACCGCGAGATGAGCGTACTGTCCCGACCCTGGTTTTTCACGTTACCATGTTGCTGTAACGCATTTATAGGAGGGCCGTTATGGCAAAGAACGTGGTCGCGCAGGTCGCCGAGTTGAACCGCATGGGCATGCCGCAGTTGAAGGAACGCTGGAAGGCGCTCTTCGACACCGGGGCGCCTGTGCGGAATCGGGCGCACATGGTCAAGCGCCTGGCGTATCGCATCCAGGAACTGGCCTACGGCGGGCTTCCGGAGCAGACCGTGGCGCAGTTGCGCGAGATCGCCGAAGAACGTGAGAAGGCGTCCAACCGCCGCAGGAACGGCCCCGTCCCCGGTACGCGTTTCGTGCGGGAATGGAACGGCGAGCGGTATGAGGTCACCGTGACGCGCGACGGCTACGAGTACCGTGGCCGGCCGTTCAAGTCCTTGAGCGCCATCGCCAGGGAGATCACCGGCACCCGCTGGAACGGGCCGCTCTTCTTCGGGATTCGCAAGCAGGAGGAGGCCGCCTGATGCAGAAGACCGTCGTCCGCCCCATCCGGTGCGCCGTCTATACCCGCAAGTCCACGGATGAGGGATTGGACAGCGACTTCAACTCGCTCGACGCCCAGCGCGAGGCGGGCGAGGCCTATGTCGCCAGCCAGCGGAACGAAGGATGGGTGCTGCTGCCCGACCGTTACGACGACGGCGGGTTCTCAGGCGGCACGTTGGAGCGTCCGGCCTTGCAGAAGCTCCTGCGCGACGTTGAGGCTGGAAGAATCGACTGTATCGTGGTTTACAAGGTTGACCGCCTGAGCCGGTCGCTGATGGACTTCTCGAAGCTCGTGGAACTCTTCGACCGGCATAAGGTTTCCTTCGTCTCCGTGACGCAGCACTTCAACACCACCGACAGCATGGGCCGGCTGACGCTGAATATCCTGCTCTCTTTCGCGCAATTCGAGCGCGAGATCATCGCCGAGCGCATCCGCGACAAGATCGCCGCCGCGAAGAAGAAGGGTAAACGATGCGGCGGACTGCCGCTGCTCGGCTACGACATCGTGAACGGGAAACTTGAAGTCAACCCGGCGGAGGCGAAACTGGTCCGGCACGTCTTCGATTCCTTCCTGCGGATCGGCTCGACGACGATCCTCGCACGGCAGTTGAACGAGCAGGGCCATACGACGAAGACGTGGACGACTCACCAGGGGAAGGAACGCAAAGGCGGCCCGTGGAGCAAGGCGCACTTGTATCGGCTCTTTCGGAACCGTACTTACCTGGGCGAGGTGACGCATAAGGGAAACGTCTATCCTGGCGAGCACCAGGCGATCATCCCACGAGAACTCTGGGACAAGACGCATTCCATCCTGGCCAAGAATCACCATGCGCGCACCGCAAAGACGAAGGCAGAGACACCTGCGCTCCTCAAAGGTCTCATCCGCTGCGACCACTGCCAGACGAGCATGGGAATCACCTTCACGCGCAAGGCAGGGAAAATGTACCGGTACTACCTCTGCCAGAACGCCTCGAAGAGCGGGTACGGCGCGTGTCCCGTCACAAGCGTGGCCGCCGGCGAAATCGAACGCGTCGTGGTGGACCGGCTGCGCAACGTTCTGCGTGACCCGGAGATCATCGCGCGCGTCAGCCGCGTGGTGGAGTCACCGCTGAGCCACGGGGAAATCCGGGACGCGTTCCAGAACGTGGATGTTCTCTGGGACGAGCTATTCCCCGGGGAGCAGACGCGGATCGTCGAGCTTCTTGTGGAAAGCGTGGTGGTGGAGGAAAAAGGCATCGTTCTAACCTTCCGCGCCAACGGCCTCCGCTCGCTTGCCCTGGAATCGCGCGGCGCCGAGCAGACCGGCGCGGCCGCAGGTCAGGCGGGCGACGCGGTCACCATCCGCATCCCGATGGAGTTCAAACGTCGCGGCGGCAGGAAGGAGATTATCGTTCCCGAAGCGGATGCGTCGGACGTTGCAGTCGTGGCGCCGCCGCAGGAACCGCTCGTCCTGGCCCTCGCACAGGCCCGCCAATGGCAGGACATGCTCGACGCCGGGAAATTCGACACCATTGCGGCGCTCGCAAAACGCATGAAGGTCAGCACCGTCTACGCCGCCCGCATGCTGCGGCTGAACTACCTCGCCCCGGATATTGTTCAGGCCATCCTTGACGGCCGCGAGCCGAGCGGGTTGTCGCTCATCAAGTTGAGCGAACCCATGCCCATGGCGTGGGCCGAACAGCGCGCCAGTCTAGGGTTCGCGCCCGTAGTCGTGTCGGACTGACCCATGCACAAAGTGAAGTCGGCGAATACAGCCAAGATTGAGTTTGACGCGCCTCGAACGCCGAAACAGGGGAAACGCGTTACGCGAGTGCACGACACGCGGACCTTGGTGGTGGAGCACGTTTCGTACAACCTCGAAAGCGGTGACTCCGCGACCTGTCCATTCATCCGGCTCAAGGGCCGCTGGCTGGCCCGCGCCGGATTCACCGTAGGCTCGAGCGTCGTCGTAGCTGTGCGCCGAGGCTATTTGGTGATACGTCCGCTGAAGTAGTCCAAGATCAGCGACGCGGGCAGAAGTTTCCGCTGATGGGGCTTCATGGAAATCTCAGAGCAAACCGATATACTACAAGCCATAGCGCGCGTGCTCTGAAATGAGCTATGAAGAGGTTGACTTCCGAGCTGCTTCCGAGTTCTTCGCGGCAGTCTCGCGGCTGCTCACACCAAGGACAAGTGCCCGACCACGCAGCGCACCGCTTCGGCCTCCCGGCTTGCGCAATCGGGCAGTGCGTGGTAGATTCCTCACACGTCACCTGACGGCAGACATCATGTTGAATGCGCAATGAATTGAAACTGGAGACCGTCCCTGGCAGCCATGAAGCTCACCGACCTGAAAACCCTCGCGACACGCGGCGAGTCGGATCGCCTGGAATTCAAGCGAACGACAGGCGAGATTAAGGACGCCATGCAGACGCTTTGCGCATTTCTGAACGGTCCTGGCGGCGTCGTGCTCTTCGGCGTTCGAGCGGGCGGCATAATTGAAGGGCAAGAAGTCTCCGACCAGACGCTCCAGGACATCGCGCAGGCTGCCGACCGTTTTGAGCCTCCTGCCCATGTTTCTATTCAGCGCGTGAAGGTGAAAACTGGCCGCGAGGTAATTGCGGTCATGGTCGATGCCAGCTTGACCACGGGTCCATTCACCTATGAAGGGCGCGCCTATGAACGCGTCGGCAGCACGACGCGCCGAATGCCGCAAGGCAAGTACGAGAAACTCCTGTTGGACCGCGCCCACGGGAAGCGCCGATGGGAGAACGAGCCTGCTGAAGGCGTCGAACTCCGAGACATTGACCGTGACGAAGTTTTTCGCATTGTCGAGGCGGCCAAGTCCGCGGGACGCCTCGTCGGCCCTGTCGGCGCCAAGCTTGCTGACGTTCTCGACCGACTGAAACTGCGCCGGGATGGCAAGATTCTTCAGGCCGCCGTGGTGCTCTTCGGAAAGGAGTTCCTTCCCGATTACCCTCAATGCGAGCTGCGCATGGCGCGTTTTCGCGGGACGGACAAGACGGAATTCCTCGACCAGCGGAATCTTCGCGCGCCCGCGTTCAAGCTGCTGGAAGAGGCCCAACTTTTCTGTCAGAGGCACTTCCCGCTTCCGGGCAAAATCGTTCCGGGCAGGCTCCAACGCGTGGACACGCCCCTCATTCCGCCCGATGCCATGCGGGAGATACTTGTCAACGCCCTGATCCACCGCGACTATTCCATCGCTGGCGGGGCGATCTCGCTCGCCATCTTCGACGACCGGGTGGAGGTTTGGAGCGCCGGAACGTACCCGGCAGGGATTACGCCCGACAAGCTCAGCAAGTCCCACCAGTCTGTTCAGCGCAATCCGATCATCGCGGACATTTTTCACCGCGCCGGCCTGATCGAGAAATGGGGGCGCGGGACCAACCGGGTCATCGAGATGTGCCGCCAGGCCCGGATCGCCCCGCCGAAGTTTGAGGAGATCACCGGAGCGGCGGTGGTGACCTTCAAGGTGAACGTTCTCGGGGCGCAGCAAACCGCCAAACAAGTCACCACACAAGTCGCCCCACAAGTCACCCCACAAGTCGGGGCCGTCCTGGAAGCTGCCAGACAAGTGGTCAGCGCTGAAACCCTTCAAAGTACGGCTGGCCTGAAAGATCGTGTCCACTTCCTGCGGTCATATCTTCAGCCCCTGCTCGCACAAGGCTGGCTGGAGCGCACAATCCCCGAAAAGCCGCGCAGCCGCATGCAGCGATACCGCCTGACCTCCGCAGGTGAAGAGGCTCTCAGGAGGGCCGGCAACGGATGATGGCAGCGGGTAAACCGGCGTTGAAGGAATGGTGTGGCGAAGGCAGGTAAGTCCGAAGGGACGCGGAATGACGGTTACGGAATTCATCGCCATCTGGCAGAAAGCCGACCTGACTGAGCGCTCCGGCTGCCAGCAGCACTTCTGCGGCCTCTGCCGGCTGCTGGGGCACCCGGAGCCTGTGGAGATGGACCCGACCGGCGAGTCCTTTACCTTCGAGCGCGGCGCGGAGAAGAACACCGGCGGCGACGGCTTTGCCGATGTCTGGAAGAAGGGCTTCTTCGGCTGGGAGTACAAGGGCAAGCACAAGAACCTCGACGCGGCCTACCAGCAACTCCTGCGTTATGCCCAGGCGCTCGAGAACCCGCCGCTGATGGTGGTCTGCGATATGGAGCGGATCATCATCCGCACGAACTTCACCAACACCCCCACGGTGAAATACGAGATCGCGCTGGCCGATCTGGCCAAACCAGAAAACCTGGCCCTCCTGCGCAACGTCTTCTTCGAGCCGGAGAAGCTCAAGCCGGGCGTCACGATCCAGTCCATCACCACCGAGGCGGCGCGGCACCTTGCGGAGATTGCCCAGTCCATGCGCAAGCGCGGCCTGCCGGCGCTCGATGTGGCGCACTTCCTAGACCGGATGATCTTCTGCCTCTTCGCCGAGGACGTCGGCCTGTTGCCCCGGGGCCTTTTCAGCCGCGTCATGAAGAATTCTCAACATGACCCCGCCCTTTTCCGAAAGGTCATGGCGCAACTCTTCGAGGCGATGGCCGACGGCGGGCTGTTCGGGGAACACAAAATCCTTCACTTCAACGGCAACCTCTTCTCCGACGCCACGGTGCTCGACATGGAGGCCGAGGAGATCGAGCGGATTGCGCAGATTTCCACGCTCGACTGGAGCGCCGTGGACCCCAGCATCTTCGGCACGCTGTTCGAGCGTGGCCTGGACCCGGACAAACGCTCGCAACTCGGCGCCCATTACACCAGCCGCGAAGATATCGAAGTCCTCGTCGAGCCGGTCGTCATGCAGCCCTTGCGCCGGGAGTGGGAGGAGCTTCGGCAGACCTGCGACGACCTCCTGACGACCGGCAAGAAGAAGCCGGGGCCGAACGACGCAGGCAGAACGGTCGCACCCTCCGTCAAGGCCAAGGCGCGGCTTGAAGCCCAGGCGCTCGTTCGCCGATTCCTCATGGACCGATTGGCAAACGTAAAGGTGCTCGACCCGGCCTGCGGCTCAGGTAACTTCCTCTACGTCACGTTACAGAAGCTCAAGGACCTGGAGAAGGAAGTCGTCCTCTACGGCGCGCGCAACGGTATGGGCGGGTTCCTGCCGATGGTCGGGCCGTGGCAGCTCTACGGCATTGAGGTCAACCCCTACGCCTATGAGCTGGCGCAGATGACGGTGTGGATCGGCTACCTGCAATGGGTGCGGGACAACGGCCTCGGCAACGTCGGCGAACCGGTCCTCCGCAAGCTTGACAACTTCAAGTGCATGGACGCCATCATTGACCTGAGCGACCCGAACAATCCGAAGGAACCGGAATGGCCGAAGGTGGATTACATCGTCGGCAATCCGCCGTTCCTGGGTGGCGGAATGCTTCGCAGTTCGCTCGGTGACGTGTATGTTGAAAAGCTTTTTGCCGCCTACGGTCGCCGCATTCCCAACTTCAGCGATCTTTGCTGTTACTGGTTTGAGAAGGCGCGCGACCAAATCGAGAAGGGCCGCTGCAAACGGGCGGGGCTTCTCGCTACACAGGGCATTCGTGGCGGTGCGAACCGCGAAGTGCTCAAGCGAATCAAGAAAACCGGCGGCATTTTCTTTGCCGAGAGCGACCGCGAATGGATTCTCGACGGAGCCAACGTCCACGTTTCCATGATTGGGTTTGATGACGGCAACCAGCAGGAACGTCTGCTGGATGGGAAAGCCGTGGCCGCGATCAATCCTGACCTGACAACAACTGTCGATGTTACCGAGGCTTTGACGCTCGCAGAGAACCACGGCATCTGTTTTATGGGGCCATCGCCCAAGGCCCCTTTTGACATTTCCGAAGCGCAAGCCCTTGTTTTTCTTGCGGCATCCGGCAACGTCCATGCGAAGCCCAACTCCGATGCCATTCGTAGGGTCCATAGCGGCGTTGATTTGACAAAGTCGGATCGTCGGGTCTGGACAATAGACTTCGGGTTTATGGAGAGGGAACAGGCCGCGCCATACGAACTCCCTTTCGAGTATGTCCACACGAATGTTCTCCCCATAAGGCAAGAGCGACGCGACGATTATCGCGGGAAATGGTGGCAATATGCCCGCCCGCGAGTTGAGTTGCGTGAGGCACTTGCCACAATTCAAAGATTTATCGCAACGCCGGAAGTTGCCAAACATCGCATCTTCGTTTGGCGTGGCCAGGAGTTCCTATGTAATCAGCAGACATTAGTCTTCGCCCGTTCCGACGACTACTTCTTCGGCGTCTTGCATTCGCGGATACATGAGGTGTGGGCGCGGGCGCAGGGGACGCAGTTGCGCGAACGTGAGAGCGGGTTCCGTTACACGCCGACGACCTGCTTCGAGACATTCCCTTTGCCGAAGCCCTCACCGGACCAGGAGAAGACCGTTGCCGATGCGGCGAAGGAACTGGACGCGCTCCGCAACAACTGGCTCAATCCGGCTGACTGGATGAAGGAGGAGATTCTGGAATTCCCAGGCTCGGTCAACGGCCCCTGGGCGCGATACGTGGTGAACCCGAACGACAAGGGCATCGGCACCGTGCGCTACCACCGCCTCGTCCCGAAGGATGAAGCCAACGCCAAGCTCCTCGCCAAACGCACGCTGACGAACCTCTACAACGCCCGCCCCGACTGGCTCAAGCTGGCCCACCAGAAGCTCGACGAGGCCGTCTTCGCCGCCTACGGCTGGAGCCCCAGCCTGACCGACGAGGAGATTCGTGAGAAGTTGCTCGCACTCAACCTTCAACGGCCTTCGTAGCGAGCGCATGTCATCCTACTGTATGGGCACCTGCCGTTATACCCACTTGAACTTGCGTTCCCGGTTGCGCCGGATGTAGCCATTGCGGTAGAGTTCGCCCACCACCTCGGCCACGTCTTTCGGGTCATAGCCTTGAGCGGCGGCCATTCCCCGTAGTTCTTTCTCTGCAAAGAAGCGTCCCGGAGACTTCTCGAACACCGACATGATGAAGTCGTTGATGTGCATCATTCTGTTCCTTATGAACGCCCGAAACTCGTTGCGTATCATCCTGCCACAACACCTTTACTCGACGCAGAGCGTAGCTGGGTTCAGGAAGCCCGTAAGCATTCACGGCTTGTACCTGATCTGAACCTTGGCAGTGAAGCAGTGGAGACACGAACGACGCTTGACTCGTCCGCCGGGCGACCCTTCATAACCCGCACACGGCAAGGTTTCCTCGCTTTCAGTCGCTCGGCTGCGTATCGCCGCCTGGATGAAGCGGCTGATGTTGAACCCGCCGTTACAGCAGGTCGTGTTGCTGCAGTCTACAGCCGCACGGATGTTCTCCTTCGTGAAAGTCCAAGCGCCGACGCGCTCGAACGTTGGCATCCCTTCCTCCACCACTGTGAGGTTCAATTCCTCCACTTCGGGAAAAGCCTGACTGAAAGGTACGCCTGGGCCTGCAAAGACCGAAGGATGCTGCTGCATGTAGTCGCTGAGTCCCGGCCTGCTTTTCGAGGTCACTTCTGCCTCCTTCCTCCAAGTTCGATATCGAACCGGCGCAACGGATCTGTCGAAGCCGGGCCTTCGTTACCTCTGACCGCACTTACTCCCACGCGGCTCTCAAACAGAGCCCACACCACAGCAAGTCCGCACCCGAAGTCCTGCCGCCCTTGATGTGTCGGTGCTACCCCGACTTCCTTCGCCAGAAGGACAACAGTACTTCCCCAACGGTCTGTCTCCCGTCCAGAGTCACAGCAGAGAGCAAAGACCGCCGCGTGTCCGTCTTGCATCAGATGGATCCGAACCCAACGCAGGTACGACTCAAGCCGTGCCTGCGTGAAACAGTTACCTGGAGACTCGGTACTCTTCGCCTCACCGAAGAACAGCCACCCGCCCAACGAATCCGCTCGCATGACGTCCGGCCGCTTCCCGTCGGGTAGCTCCTGGCCCACTTGCTCCCTGCAGCCGACGAGCACCGCCAAGCCCTCAAGGAACCGCACGCGTTCCTTGTGGCTGGCCATAGGTCTTTGCTGCGAACCGAGGGGCACGTCTCTGGACTGGCTCATGGCACCCTCTCTCCAATACGCCGGATGCAGGTGATCGCCTCCTGCAACATGCTCTGACGGGTCACAGGTGGTTCAACCACATCACCCAGCAGTTGCTGGGCAGCCTGCTCCTTGTTGACCAGGCGCTCGTACTCGTCTACCTCAATCGTCGCGTTGCACAGGAGCACCAAATACTCCACGTCGCGCGTCTGGCCTCGTCGGTGGATACGGTCGAGGCTCTGTAAATAGTGTGCTGCCTGGTTCGACATGGACTCGTAGATGGCGAACCTGGCGCGGTGCAAGTTAAGCCCCGCCCCGGCGGCCGCTGGGTTGGCCACGAACAGCATGGCTTGGTCGTCTTCCTGGAACTGGCGCACACCCTCTCGACGGGCACTCACATCGGAGACGGTGCCGTCATAGCGGATCGGGCCGTAGGCGCAGTACCGGTCAACGATGGCTTGTATCGAGGCGGTGTAGAAGGACCAGAGGACGACCTTCTCTTTCCGCCGGCAGATCAGTTCCTCCAGGAGCGTGTCGAGCGCCTTCAACTTCGCGGGCACTTCGGCGTAGTCCTCGACCACAGAAGCGGGGTTAGAGCATATCTGGGTCAGCGCGCTCCGTCGCGCGAGGAACGACCCCAAGCGCCGCCGGAATGCACTGTCGTCCGCCGCGCGCAGGTCCACGATCAAGTCGCTCAATGCTCCGGCATAAAGCCTCTGCTGCTGGGGTTCGAGAGCCAGCATCACACGTTGGAACCTCTTGGACGGCAGGTTCGGCAGCACCGCAGACTTCAAGTGGCGCACGAAGACGCCGCGCTGTTCAATGGCCTCTTGGACCACCTGCCGCGCCTTGTCGCGGTCCTCGGGCAGAGCCGCCCCCTCGAACGTTAGTCCGAAGTCTACGATGCTGAACTGCTGGACGAGGTCGTCGGGAGCGTTCGGCGCCGGTGTACCGCAGAGCACAAAGGCGCGCCCGCACCACTCGCGCAGTCGCCGCAGGGCGCGCGTGCGTTTGGCATCGAGGTTCTTGATGAAGAACGATTCGTCTACCACCAGCACGCACCGGCCCCGGTAACGGCGCAACAGTGCGCGTAGTTCGGCCTCCATCGAAACTGCCGTCTCGAAGTTCGTCACGAGGACGTCGGCACCCGAACCGATAGCAGCGCCTTTCTCCTTCCGCGAACCAGCCACGACGCGCACCTTGTAGAGGTCGTGCTTGAACCGTTCATAGTCACATGGCCATTCGCTGACCATGCTCTTGGGCGCGACGATCAGCGCGAAGTCCACCTGGTCACGAGACACCAGCACATCATGTCCGAAGATGAACGTCACGGTCTTGCCAGAGCCTTGTTCATCGAAGATGCAAGCTCCATAACTGTCCGGCACGGTCATGACGGCCACATTGACCCATTGGTGGTCGTCGAGGACATTCAGTCCTCCCACGCCGATCAGCCGCCTCCGTGCCTCGTCCTTGCCTCCGGCCAGGATCGCTCCCACCTGCGCCAGCAAGTCTCCGTGGACCTGCCGTGCGCGCCGACGGTTCTCAGCGAACAGGCGCGCCTCCTCAGTCCATCGCAACTCCAGCCCAGCCGTCTTGCCTACGTCCAGCAGGATCCCGGCTTCGTGCGCAGGAGCGCTCGCGCCGTCAGCGCAGCGCCGCAAGTGTACGCCCGGAAGTTGCTCACGGAGCAGGCCGAGCAGGTGGTGACCCTCCTCCGCTGCCCGTGGCACTACGAGCACTCTGTCGAAGGTCTCCGACACCCGCACATCGGCGGTGAGCACCGCGTGACGCGTCGGGGTCATAGTCACTCCACCTCTTTGCCGAGCACCGCGGCGGCCTGTTTCTCAACGAGACGCAACGCTTTGAGCAGCCTTTTCAGGTTGTCCGGTCGGATGGCGTCACGGAAGGCCCTTACCGGCAACTCTTCGAGCCACTCCACGAACGCCTCAATGCGTGTGTTGGCGCCGACCTCCCGCAGCTCAGCCTTGCGGCTGCGTGCGATGGTCATGGCGTTCTCCAAGTGCTCCTCAGCGGCCTCGTCGTCAGGAGCAGCCTTGGCCTTCTCCAAGTAACCGCGGGCTTCCTCATTGTCGTAGATCAGTTTAAGCTCGCGGATCTGACGCCAGTTCTTGAACTTTCCGTCGAAGAGCAGATCGAACACGAGGTGCTTGAATGCTTCCTCTTGGCCGAGGGCATAGGCCACGCCGCCAGGCTTGGTGCCTTTGGCCAGTTCGTCGAAGTACTGGAAGTACCGGTTGGCACGGTGTTTGACTTCGTATGTGTCGTGCCCCTTGACGTTGATGTGGTACTCCTCGAACTCGTTCGCCCAGTCGACCATCTTCAGGAACCGGCTGACCGTCGAGGTGTCGGGGCCCAAGGCGAACTTCTTCGAAAGCGCACGCTTCATCTCGGCCTGCCGAGCGGGGCCGGGGGAACGCGGTTCGGTCGCCAGCATGGCCTGCCACTCCTCGTGGACCTTCCGCGCCTTGACGTAGTCAGGCCAGTCCTCCTTGCAGTCGTGTTCGAAGTTCAGCGAGACCACCACGGCATTGCGGTCATCATCGTCAGCGTGCTCGGTGAGCTGCCACACGTAGATGTACTCCGCTCGGCGCTTCTCGTCTGATTCGAACTCGTCGCTACTGAGGATGTACCGACAGGCCGCCACCCGCCGGTTGCCGTCAAGCAGTGTCCCGTCCACGTCGATGATCGGCGGCTTGCGCACCCCGTTGATGGCAACGCTGCGTGCGAGTTCTGTGATCTTGAACTGGTCGCCGTCCTCGATGCCCGGCAGCTTCATCCTGCTGAGCATGATGTCGAGCAATTCCTCTGCCGACGGCTCGCGCCCGTTCTTCTGACGGAACTGCCCCAGGTGGATGTCGAGCCGTTCGTTGTGGTCCCAGAGCTCGATATCCGTGGTCTTGATGAAGCCGGCGTTCATTGCGACTTCCTTGCCGTGGAAGCACGGGCGGGGATAGACCGGGCCTGGATCAATACGGTTGCGGGCTATCAAAGTGACCCGCCGCGACGGCCACCGATCTTGTCCTTCGGAGGCCGATCCGTCGAGGCCCTCTCGCGTGGATATGACACGCTCGATGAGCTTCTCGATGGAACCTTCTAGGGACTTGCTCGTTGCCGCGTCTCCCCTGCGGGCCGCCGAACGCTTCAACACGGTGATCACCCTCCCTAAGAGACGGTGGGCACGCTCGCGCGTTAGCGGGTTCTCGCGTCCTTCGCGCAGTACCTCTTCCACTTCCTGACCTACGTCTTCGGAAACATTCTGGGCGATCTTGATGATCGCCTTAAACTCTTCCTGGATGCCTTCGTGTTGTTTCATGCTATGGTCTCCATGACTATCCTGGTGAAGTTATTTAACCGCCTCGGCTTCTGTCTCTCCATCGTCTTGTGGGACGATGGCCTCCGGTTCAAAGCCACTGGCCGCTAGCCCTTCTTCCTGCGCGATGCGCTGTAGCCTGTTGAACCCTCTCGACTTGGATGCCCGGACTGTGTCGGGGCTGAGGCCAAGAGCGTCGCCAATCTCCTCGTTCGGGACGTCCCTCCGGTCTGCCTCCACGGCGTCAAAGATGTAGGCCATGACCCGCTGCACGTTGGTCTGACCGAGCCTTGGCAGCAAACTCCGTGCTATCGCAAGCGCCCGCGAGCGCCGGCGCGCACTGTCCTCTTCGTCTGCCTCCTCAGGAGCCACGCCCTCTGATTCTTCGCTGCCCGTGCGTGTGTCGGGCAGGTTCTGGAAACAGGGGGCGTTCGGATCGGTGGGCCATTCCTTTTTCCTGGCCTCGTGGTAGTCGCAGGCTCGCCTGTACGCGACTTTCCATAACAATGTCAAGAGGTTATAGACCGGCTTACGATCGGTCACGTTCTGGTAGACCACGTCAACGGCCTCCGCGATAGCGAAGTCAATGTCGTCTTCTGGGAGACGGCGCCACTGGCTGCGTAGGCGCCTGAAAAGGCCGTCGAGCGCGCCGCTCTCGAAGAGCGCCTGCAACATCCCCTTTGCATCGTGGGCTTTCGCTGCATTTGCCGCCCGCTGCAGGGCAGCACGTTGCTCTTGCTGCGTCATCACTGGTTTCGTTTCGCCCATATGCGCTCACCGCAGGACTGCTGGTGCTCCTACTGTTAATGTCGCCGGCGTGACAGCCACCCATCACCCTTCAAGAGGATTGCGTCTTGCTCGAGTGTTCCGACATTAATGTCGCGCGTGTGACAGATTATCGCATTAATTCTTGTTGGAATGGGCACCGGAAGACGTAAATTCTGCGGGGAGAAGCTTCTACGGCAACGGAGGATTAGGGAGAGCTGTGTCAGCTAAGCGAGTGGGCGGCCCTGGCATAGATGCTCATACGCCCCAGTGGACACCCTTGGCAGCGTGGGCGGAGCGCGAAGCACCGCCGCCGGCCATGGACGACCGCATTGACGTGGAAGGCGTAGCGGTCCGCCTTGGGGACAACACGTTCAAGGGTATCGTGGATGCGCGAATATGGCACAGCGGGGTCAACGAGTCCCAACCGTCTGGCCACTCTCCACACGTGAGTATCAACCGGCAAGACTTCTCGACCGAGGGAGTACATCATCACGCACTTGGCTGACTTCACGCCCACGCCCGGCAGGCTCGTCAGATACCGTGTGACCTCGTCGTCAGGCCATCCTCTGATGGCGTCGAGTCGGACTTCTCCAAAGTCGCGCTTGATCTTCCGCAAGATGGCCCTGATCCGAGGCGCTTTCTGCCCGCTCAGACCCGCGTCTCTTATCAGCGCCTTCAGGCGAGGTAACCTGGCCTCCAGCACCGTTTCCCAAGAGGCCGCCTCCTTCAGACGGTCAAAAACCCGGCTGAAGCTCGGTCCGGTCGTCATCTGGGAGAGCACGATGAATACCAGTTCATCCAGAGGGTCGCGCTTGTTGCCCAAGTCCGGCGTGCCATAGACCTCCCGCAGCTTCATGGTCGCCCGGTGCGCTTTCCTACGCAACGCCCTCAAGGAAAGGTCTTGCGAGGTTCCACCGCGACGGGACCCTTTGAGCCGGCACTTCAACATGCGATCACTTGCCTTCGTCGCTAACAGCATCGGGTGAGGCGATCAGTTCCAAGATGTCCTTCCGCCGGACACCCCGGCCGTCCCGCCAGGTTGCGATGGCGCTTGATTCCTTGATCACCCTCATGCGTGGCGGGTTCAGGCGTGTACGGGGGCACTGCGCAAGGCTATCGAGCAGTTCCTTCCTCGCGCAGACGACAATTCCTTTCTTGCGCTTTAATCGGAGAGGCTTGCCGCGCGCCGCCAAAATGGCCTTTCCAATGGCCTCCCCGAGCCCCAAGGGGACGGCGTTGCCGATCTGGACGTACTTCTGAGTAGTCGAGCCAGCAAACTTCCATCTTTTAGGGAACTGCTGCAGCGCGGCATACTCCTGGACGCTCAAAGGCCGATCCTCGTCGGGGTGACAGAGCATCGTGGCCTTGCCATCTGGATTGGTCGTCAACGCTGGTGCCGGACGGCCCCAAGCCAGGCGACGGAAGAAGCCTACGCGTCCGCCCCATGAGACGAATGCCTTGCCTAATGCTTTCTTCTGCAACCTCCGCGAGAGGTTGCGCCAGTTGCCGCCCGCAGGCACTCTTTTCAGGTACTTCTTTTTGCTCGGCGTCAGCTCATGGTAGTCGTGCTTCTCCACATCCAGACCCTCGAGCGCGTTCTGGAGAGTCGCCCACCGAGCCTGGCCGTTGATAGGTTCCTTGGCGTGCGTGGGAGACGGCATAGAGATAGCCTCATAGTCGCGGCTGCCGATGAAGATGACGCGTTCCCGTGTCTGCGGTGTTCCAAAGTCCGCAGCGTTGAGGACATCGAAAGTTACATAGTAGCCCGTCTTCTTGAGTTCCTTGACGATGTACTTCAAGGCCGAGCCGAGTTCTTCATCCTCGGATAACCGAGGATTTCCAGGACCTCTCTTGGCCAGAGGACGGTGTCGTATCGCGGCTGACAGGATGCCACGGACGTTTTCCATCACAAAGAACCTTGGGCGTGCCTGCTTGACCACCCGCAGGAACGCCTTGAACAAGTCACCCCTCGGGTCGCTGACCGATCCCCGCTGGCCCGCTGTGCTGAACGACTGGCACGCCGGTCCGCCAACGACGATGAAGTCTCCACCAGGTTTCAGCTTGGCCTTCTCCAATATCCGACGGGTCTTCACCCCCTCGATCTCTTCGTCGATCCGGGCGAGGCCAGGGCGGTTCCGTTTGATCGTTTCAACCGCCCACTTGTTGCATTCCACCGTCACACGGACCTTAAAGCCTGCCTTTTCAAGTCCTAGGTCAAGGCCCATGGCCCCGCTGAAAAGAGAGATTGCTGGGATATGAGGCGTCTTACTCACGGATGCTGTTGTCCTCCAGGCGGTTGCCGCTGGACTGTACCGCGCCTCGCTTCGCGGTCTCTTGTTGCAAGTACTGGATGATCGCGCAGTGGACCACATATTGCAATGGCACGCGAGGGTGTTGCCCTTGCGCGAGCTGAATGAGCAGGTGATACTCACTCGGTTCGACGGAGACCGTGAACCTTTTTGGCTTACGCCTTTTCACCTGTGTCACCAT